CCATCATGTGCGCCAGCAGGCGCTTTGCCTCAGGGATTCCGTCAAGCCCGCCGTAGTTGCGGCAGTCCTGACCGCTTTCACTGTCCAGCAGGCTGTGGTGGTCGAGGACGTCCAGCATTTTCATCGACAGCTCCAGCTGCTCCTTTGAGGGCTTTCCTCTGGAGAGGTCGAGGGAGATGTCGTCTTTGGAGTACTTGCTTAACCGTTCAACGCACTTCTGTTTTTCGGCTTCGAGCGCCTGTTTGTCCATTTCGCTGTATTTCATGGTTTTCGCCTTTCATATCATTTGAGAAAGAACGCCCAGCACTGCCGGAGCAGCGCTGAGCGCATATAGGGGGAGAAGATTATCAATAAAGATTCTTGTAGATATCGAGAATATCATCGCGGCTGAGCGGAACGAAATTGTTCGCAGTCAGTCTGCCCTGCGTTGCGAGCACGTTGTCGGTGAATACCGGAATATCCGCTTCGGTAACGCCGTATTCGTGCAGCGGCTTCTTCGGGAGAATGTGGTTCAGAAGGTTTTCAAGCTCGTTGTAGACATTCTTCACGTCGCAGTGCAGAAGCTCCGCGAGGTACGCGTTGAGATGTGCTATTTCGCCGTCCTGCTTTTTCTCCATGTACTTGTACAGCACTCCGGTGAACAGCGCGTAGTTGCTCTCGCCGTGCGGAACGTGATATGTACCGCCGAGGGGGTAACTCAGCGCATGGACTGCCGCGCAGCCCGCTGTGCCGAATGCAAATCCAGCCATGTTGGAAGCGGTAAGGAAGTCTCCCATGTACTGCGGGAGCTTGTCCATGCCCTCGCTGACCAGCTTCTGATAGCCAGTGATTATCATTTCGATAGCCTTGTAACCCATCAGCTTGGTGTATACGGTAGCTTTCGGGGAGAGCGAGGATTCAACGGCGTGAACCAGCGCGTCAATGGAGCTTGCGCCGAACACCTTCAGCGGAAGCTTCGCAAGAAGTTCCGGAACCAGCACAGCGTAATCCGCGAACATATTTTCGGAGGTCAGACCCATCTTCACGCCAAGGCGCGTGCGGTTGATTATCGAGATGTTCGTGACCTCGCTGCCGGTGCCGCAGGTGGTCGGGATAATTATGAGCTGGTGCAGCTTTGTAATGCTGTCCTTGTGGTCGTAGAGGGAATCCACCGAGCCTCCGTCGGATACGGAAAGCACCTTTGCAATGTCGATCACGGTACCGCCGCCGATGGCAATTACGCGCTCGAAATGCTTTTTGGAAGCCTCGGCGATTATCGCGTCTACCATAGTGTCGGTAGGCTCGCCGCCGCCGAATTCCTCCTGATAGATCACCTGCGCGCCGCACTTGTTGTTATCGGAATACGGATCGTAGATGTACTTGTTCGTCAGGATAAGGTCGCTGCCGCCTACCTTGAATTCATCGGTGAAGGCTTTCAGCGTGTCGAATTTATAAAGTTTCGGGCGGAAAATTATCTGTTCCATAAAAACTCCTTAGTCCGTTCAGCCCCAGATCTCCTCATCGGTGGGAACTGCCGCGTCCTTATTGTAAAGACCTATCTGAGATACATTGATGAGGTGAGTGTAGTTCAGGTTCTCGGAAATGCTGTTGTTGCCCCATGAGCCGCAGCCGAGCGTTGTTGTCGGAGCAAAGCCGTTGTAGAGGCTTCCGCCTGCGCCGGTGGAGGACGGCTGATTTACTATCAGACGGCTTACTGTCAGCTTTTCGCCAGCGTACTTGATATGCTCCATATCGTTGCTATGCAGGGAAGCGGTGTGACCCTTGCCCTCGCAGTCGAGGTCGGTCTGCGCAAGCTTTACTGCGTTCTCGAATGTGTCGTAGGAGGAGGTTATCATTACCGGGCACATCTTCTCACGGCAGAGGGGCTCGTCCTTGCCGATGCTTCTTGCCTTGATGAGTATCATCTTTGTTCCGTCCGGAACGTCAACGCCAGCCAGCCTTGCGATGGTCTGCACGCTCTGACCTACGACCTTTCTGCTGATAGGACCATTCTCCGGGAAGATAGCGTCCGCGAACTTCTTAGCGGTTTCAGCGTCGTCAACATAGAACACGCCGTTCTTCTTGAAGATATCGATACCCTTTTCGAAGGACTCCTCCGGCAGGAATACGCACTGCTCGCCGGAGCAGATGATACCGTTATCGAAAATTCTGCCGCTGATTATCTTCGGGATTGCTTCCTCGAGGTCAACGCCGCGGTCAACTATAACCTGAACATTGCCGGGACCAACGCCGAGCGCGGGCTTGCCGCTGGAGTAAGCGGACTTCACCATTGCTCCGCCGCCGGTCGCAACTACAACGTCAACGCCGTGCATGAGGGCTGTTGTCGCGTCCATGGAGCACTGCTCAACGGTCTGTACGAGGTCCTCGGGAAGTCCGAGCTTCTTCAGCTCTGCGCGGAACAGGTCGATAACGTATTTGTTGGTTTTCTGCGCTTTGGGGTGCGGAGCTACGATAATAGCGTTCTGACCCTTGAGTGCGAACATCGCGTTGCACATCGGGGTAACTACCGGGTTAGTAACCGGAGTTACGGAGCCAACAACGCCCTTTGCCTTAGCAACACGGATAATTCCGGTCTGCTTGTCCTCGCCGATGATGCCTACGGACTTCTTGCCCTTTAAGCTGTTCCAGATACACTTGGACTTACCGTGGCACTTGGCTACCTTATCGGCGTAAACGCCCATGCCGCTCTCCTCGCACGCCATCTTGGCAAGCTCCTCGGCGCGGTCGTATACTACCTTGCCTATCGCGCGTACCGCTTCGTCTGTCTTTTCCTGGGAGAAGCTCTCGAACTGCTTCTGAGCCACTCTTGCCTTTGCTATGAGTTCATTTACCATGTTTACTGCCTGTTCGTCCATTGTTTTGTCCTCCATCACATTGCTTTTTCAAAGTTAAGAGCCGCCTGCATATCTACGGGGTTTTCCTTGTATTTGCAGGTGGATTCTGCATTGTCAAGATATTCGTGAAGCGCCTTGCGGAACTTCGGGTGCGCGCATTTATCAATGATGAGATTTGCACGCTCTACCGGGTCAAGACCTCTGAGGTCTGCAACGCCCTGTTCGGTTATCAGCGCGTGGATCTCGTGGATAGTGTGGTCAACGTGGCTGACCTGCGGAACTATGCAGGAAAGCATGCCGTCCTTCGCGGTGGACTTCGTAATGAATATCGAAAGCCCCGCGTTCTCGCAGTAGTCGCCGGAACCTCCGACGCCGTTCATCAGGCGGCAGCCGTCGATATACGAGGAATTCGTATTGCCGTAGATATCCGCCTCAATTACGGTATTTATCGCGATAACGCCCAGCCGTCTGATTACCTCCGGGTGGTTGCTTATCTCCTGCGGACGGAGTATCATCTTGTCGCGGTATTTTTCAAAGTTCTCAAAGAATTCATCGCGCTTGTCCCACGAAATCGTGAGGGAAGTACCGGAAGCGAAATCCACCTTGCCGGCGTCGATGAGGTCGAAAATCGAGTTCTGGAGCACCTCGGAATACACGGTGAGATGTTCGAAATCCGACTCAGCAAGTCCCTGCAAAACCGCGTTGGAAACGCTCCCGACGCCCGCCTGAACCGGAGGAAGCGGATTGCACAGCCTGCCGTGCTCGACCTCGCTGTGCAGGAATCCGATGAGGTTATTCGCCATGCTGCGGAACTCGTCGTCCACCGGGGAAACCGTCCTGCCGTTGTCCGGAATGTTGCTCTCGACAACTGCAACTACCTTTGCCGGGTCGCACTTTATGTAGGGCGTGCCGATACGGTCGCTGACCTTTGTTATCGGAATGGGCTGCGTGTGCGGAGGGCGCTCCGGAGAATACACATCGTGGATTCCCTCAATGCAGCGTGGAACGTAGGTGTTCACCTCAATGATGATCTTATCCGCGTATTCGGCGTAGATGTTGGAGGTTCCGACCGATGTGGTGGGGATAATGTTGCCGTTTTCGTCAATGGCGGCGGCTTCGATTATCGCAACGTCGATGTGCTTCAGGAAGTTGTTCTTGACCCACACCGGCATTTGTCCCAGCGGAACGTCGTGATAGGATATCATACCGGCGTTTATCGAATTACGCAGGTCCTTGTTGGTCTGGTAAGGCATTCTCGCTTTAAGAGCGCCCGCCCTTGCAAGCTCGCCGTCGAACTCCTCACCAAGGGAGGCTCCGGAATACACCGTAAGCTCCAGCTTTTCGCCGTTCCTTGCGCGCTTCGCAAGCTCTCCTGCGACTGCCTTCGGATATCCCGCGATGGTGAATCCGCTGACGCCGAGCGTCATTTCAGGCTTTATGAACTCCGCCGCTTTCTCTGCGGACATTATCCTGTCGTGATATCCGGGATACCTTATCCTACCCAGGAAATCTTCATGTGTATCCATGTTCATCTTCTCCTTGTTGTCTTTGAGAACTCAGCGCTTTTTCGTTCTGTGGTTATTATAGCACTTACCCAGCTATGTGTAAACTGTGAGATGAATATAATCATCATACCAGAATTGTATATTAAAATGCACTTGATAAATACATTACATCATTCAGAAAAAGAATAAGTGCCGCCATTTCTGACAGCACCCTGAGCTCGGTTCATATACAGATTTTTATCTCCTTGTCCTGCTCCTACAGTTCGCTTGCAATATCAGACAGGCTGATTCCTTCTTGCTCAAACGTGTCTACATAACGGGGAATATTCAGGTTGTAATCATTCCCCTTGATCTCATCATAGCTTGCGAGGTGGGCTTCCTTATCAACGTCCTTGCGGTCAACATAAAGCTGAATGATGTGGTCGATATTGTCCTGGGTCAGTTTGTTCTGGTTCTTGCCCTTTTCAAACTGGCTCGAAGCGTCGATAAACAGTATATCACGACCTGTGCGGTTCTTTTTCAGTGCTATTATCGTGGTAGGAATAGACGTGTTGTAGAACAGGTTTGCAGGCATTCCGATGACTGCATAAATTGCACCGCTGTCAACAAGTTTCTGTCTGATTTTTCCCTCGGCTGCTCCTCTGAAAAGCACGCCGTGCGGCAGAATTATCGCCATTGTACCGGTGTTTTTCAGATGATAATAGCCATGAAGCAGGAACGCGTAATCCGCCTTTGATTTTGGTGCAAGTACTCCATAATCAGAGAAACGGGAATCGTTCAGAAATCCCGGCGCAGCAGACCAGTTTGCAGAATAGGGAGGGTTCATCAGAACCAGATCAAAGTCGGTTTCCTCATCGGTAGGCCAGTCAGCGTCAAGAGTATCGGCGTTTCTGATGGTCTGGTTTTCCGGGTCAACTCCATGCAGGAACATATTCATTCTTGCGAGGTTGAATGTGGTAGTGTTCAGCTCCTGACCGAAATAGTGGATATAGTTCGGCTGGTTTGAATACTTCTTTGCGTTCAGCAGCAGCGAGTCGGAGCCCATTGCAGGGTCGGTTGCCGTGTCTAAAATGATACAATGTAACGGAGCGTAATTTTTACTCTTTAACGATGCACACGCACAGGTGCAAAAATGCACACCCCTCATAACGATACCGTATGCACCGTTACGGGGTAAGATACTCTGTTTTACCACTACTTGTCCGTACTTCGGCAGATCTCTGCTTTTTTACCATACAACTATTTTTAATTCAACAATCCGAGGACGTTGAACACTCCAAACGGAACAAGGGGCAACCGATAATTCGACAAATGGCTCAAATACCATAAAAACCTCTCGGAAGCTTAACAAGAATTTGTTGCTCCGAGAGGCTTTTTTATATAAATTCAGCGTGTTTCGGTTTTGAACTCCAATATGTGCTTTTCAATCGACTTTATAACTTCTATGAATACTTCATCGCTCTTTCCCGTAGGGTCGGGCAAACCCCAATTATCGTCAAATTCTCTGCCGATATAAGGGCAGCCCACATCACAGCCCATTGAAATCGCTATGTCGGGAGAATGTATTTTATCAAAAGTCTTGCTGTACTGCGTCTGCTCCATATCGATCCCATAAAGCTGTTTCATCAGCCGAACTGCGTCTTGATTTATCTGTGGTTTTGTTTCAGTTCCTGCAGAATAAAAGTCAAAATCATTGCCCCTTAAATGTTTTCCGAGAGCTTCGGCTATCTGACTGCGGCAGGAATTGTGGACGCAGATAAAAGCTACTTTTAGTTTTCTCATAAGCATTCCTCCATCACAACGACAACAATGTATCGTCTTTCACATCTTCTGCTTTCCAAGCAATCAAAGCAACGTTTCCGTCCGTGTTCTCATAAACCTTGTTTATCCACTCGATTTCATTACTTGCCTTTGCTTTCAGCATTTGATTTGTTGTTCCTGCGGCATAAAGCGAAGAATTTATTACCCACCATTTAGTATGAATACCGGCACGACTTAAATCTTCCTCTAAACGCATTGCTTCATAAACGGGCGTTGCTTCGGGCAGAGTTACGATAATGACCTCTGTTTCATCCGATTTTAGTCTTGGCAGCAGCTTTTTCACCGCTTCGGGAGTTTCCCCTTTGGTGCGCTGAATTTCCTTGTTGTAGCTTTGCGTGGACTCCAAAAGCAGAAGTGTATGACCTGTCGGAGCGGTGTCTATTACTACGATTTCGTCATCAGCCTTTTCCACTATCTCGGCAAATGCACGGAAAACGGAAATCTCCTGTGTGCAGGGTGAACGCAAATCCTCCTCAATATAGGCGATATCTTCATCGCTCAAGCCGTTTTCTCTTGCTTTGGAAAGCACCTCGTTCCGATACTTTTTCAGCTCCTCTCGTTCATCAATATGGCTCATCGTGATACCGCTTGTTTCGTCAATGACATATTTCAGATGTGCCGCAGGGTCGGTTGTTGTAAGATGAACTTTTTTACCCTTTTTGGATAGTCCGAGTGCAATCGCCGCCGCAACGGTGGTTTTTCCTACACCGCCTTTACCCATTGTAAAAATTACCTTTTTATCCGAGCTGTCAAGATAAGTTACAATATCGGATAGTTTTGCAATATTATCAAAATTTAGCTTGTCATTCCGTACAACACACCGTTCTTCCTTTAACAGCGCCCTCACATTATCAAGCCCTGTAATGTTATAGGCACGAAGGGGAACATGATAGGCAGAGATTGTTTTCAACTCTGACGGCATATGTTCAAGTGCCGTCTGCTGCTTCTGATACAGCTTATCTGAAATTTCATCGTCATGCACTTTGAGAATTCCGTTAATGACAAGAATCTGATTTCTCACGCCAAGGTCAGAAAGTTCTTTAGATGCCCGACCTGCCTCTTTCAGAGGTGAATCCTCCGGTCTTGTGACAAGTACAAGTGTTGTCATATTCTTGTCGGCAAGCGTTTTCACCGCTTTTTTGTAAACCGCCTTTTTGCTTTCCAAGCCCGAAAGCTGTCCCAAGCAGGACGCTCCGTGAGTGCTTTCGCTGATGAAGCTGCTCCAGGCTGACGGCAGCTGCAGCATACGAAGCGTATGTCCTGTTGGTGCAGTATCAAAGATGATATAATCGTACTCATTCTGAATTTTTTCATCGGTGATAAATCCCGAAAACTCATTAAATGCGGCAATTTCAATCGTACAAGAGCCGGAAAGCTGTTCCTCCATATTTGCAATAACACTTTCAGGGAGCTTTCCGCGATAGGGAGCGATAACGCTCTCCCTGTATTCGGCAGCCGCCTGCACAGGGTCAAGGTTCGCAACAGTCAGATTTGGAACATCGGGTATTGCAATGCCCTTGTTGTCAAGCTCCATTGAGAAAACATCCTGCAAATTTGAAGCGGGGTCGGTGCTGATTAAGAGCACTTTCTTTCCGCTGTCGGCAAGAGATACGGCGGTTGCACAGGCAACCGATGTCTTGCCGACGCCGCCCTTTCCTGTAAAAAAGAGGTATTTGGTTTGAACTTGCTCAAAGGGATTATAGTATTTCATCAGCAGCATTTTCCTCCGCAGCAGCAACCGCCGCCATTGTTTTTCGGCTTTGGAAGCAAAGCTTCAGCAGGCAGCTCAAGCAAGGTGAGTATTTCCTCGTTGGTTGGATACCTGCCCTCTATAACAATGTTCCCGTCAACAGTAACGCAGGGCAGAGCCTCAACGCCCTTTTGATTTACAAACATATTGACGGTATAGTTTGTCACAAATTCCATCGGCGCACTGTTCAGATTAAAGCGGTCGATTACCACACCGTTCTGTTTGAGCGTATTGATTACGGTAGTAATACGGAGCAGTTCCGGGTCAACGCTTGCGCCGCATACGCCTGTTTCACAGCAAAGAGCCGGTTCAAAAATCTGCATTTTTTTCATAGTAAAATCTCCTTTACGGTTAATTGGGTTTATTTGAATTGGTCGAAAACCAATTACTTGTTTTATTCGCTATTCTAACGAGGAAAAGCATAACAGGTACTTCTGTCAGAACGCCTACCGTTGTTGCAAGCGCTGCAGGCGATGATGTTCCGAACAGAGCCACAGCTACCGCAACCGCCAGTTCAAAGAAGTTCGACGCACCTATCATTCCCGCAGGAGCGGCGATATCGTGAGGCAGCTTTAACACCTTACAAGCAATATATGCAATGCCGAAAACAAGGAAAGTCTGCAATATCAGAGGAACAGCAATCAGGACAATGTGCAGCGGATTTTCAAGAATCACTCTGCCTTGGAATGAGAATATCATTATCAGTGTAAGCAACAGTCCTATTGTTGTAATTCCGTCGAATTTGTGGACGAAGGTGTTCTCAAAGTAATCCTTGCCTTGGTTTTTGGTGACAATAATTCTTGTCAGAATTCCTGCGGCAAGAGGAATAACCACGAACAGTATCACCGAGAAAAACAGAGTTGACAGCGGCACGGTTACGTCAGAAACTCCCAGCAGGAACTTAACGATAGGTACAAATGCAATAAGAATAATCAAATCGTTTGTTGCCACCTGTACAACCGTGTACGCAGGATTTCCTTTTGTAAGCGTACTCCACACGAAAACCATTGCCGTACACGGTGCAGCTCCAAGCAGAACTGCACCTGCAAGATACTCCGTTGCAAGTTCGGGGGTTATGAACGCTTTGAAAATCACAAAGAAGAACAGACTTGCAATTCCGTACATAGTAAACGGTTTTATCAGCCAGTTTACAACCCAAGTGACAAATAAGCCCTTCGGATTTTTGCCGACGTTTTTCACGCTCTGAAAATCCACCTTCATCATCATAGGGTAAATCATAAGCCAAATCAGAATTGCCATAGGAATGGAAATGCCTGCAAATTCAAATTTGTTCAGGAATTCGGGTATATGCGGCAAAAACTGCCCGACTAATACTCCGATAACCATACAGATAATCACCCATAAGGTCAAATACTTCTGAAAAACGCTGATAGAGCCTTTCTCGTTGCTCATAATAAAGAACCTCCCTTGTCGGAAATGTTATTGCTTCCATAAAAGCAACCTTTTCAATATAAACATATTCAAATGTATCAATTTAACGTGTATAAAGGAAGTCGTGTTGAAAAGATACTACTTACCTTTACTTTTCACAACACGACGTATCTTTTTTCTCGCATTTGACGGTTGTCAGTTCCTTTAGGCATTCCGCAGCAGCCTTTGCTCCCTCCTGCGAAATGGAGTAGTGCGTCCACTTGCCCTCTTTTCTTGCATTTACAATTCCACTGTCGCAGAGTATCTTCATATGGTGAGAAAGGGTAGGCTGTGTGATGTTCATCTCTTCCAAAAGCATACAGGCGCATTTTTCTCCGTCCTGTAAAAGCTGTAGAATACGAACACGGTTTTCATCGCAGAACCCTTTGAAAATAACAGCAGTCTTTTTTACATCGAAAATCATATCCTCACCTCACATTGAAATATTTCTATATATCATTATACACGATAGATAGAGTTTTGTCAATATGTTTTTGTGATTTTTTAAAGAGCATAAACAAAAAACAAATGATACCACATAAAATCACTTTTTTGTATAAGTCTACAAAAAAAGCACCCAGGTTTTTGAAAAAATTCAAAGACCGAGTGCTTTTGTATTTCTCGTTAGAAAGCATTCTACGCACCGTCTGCTGATTCCACACGTCCTTGCCAGAAGGTGTTTTTATACCGCGTTTTGTCAGTTCCGCAGCAATGGAATGCGGCGTCATGCCCTCAAGGAACAGCTTGAAAATCAACCGCACCGTTTCTGCCTGTTCGGGAACCACCACAATTTTACCGGTTTCTTTATCCTTATCCAACCCAAGGAAGCGGCTGTAGGCAAAGCTGACTTTGCCGTCTGCCATGCGCTTTCGCTGTCCCCAGGTAACATTCTCGGATATAGAGCGGCTTTCTTCCTGTGCAAGGGAACTCATAATGGTAAGAAGCAATTCGCCTTTGCTGTCAAAGGTCCATATGTTCTCTTTTTCAGAGTAAATGCAGAATTCAGTAAAATAGAGAAACCGCAAGAAACCATTGATTTTACTGGGTTTCTTGCGGTTTTTGCTTTGCGTCGATTTAGTATTGTCGAGTAAAAATAAGCGACTTTTGCACGGCGTAAAGGACAGAAACCTTTATGAAGTCATGCGGCAAAGTATGTCGGCGCGTCGGCAACCCCTGCTTATTATGATAACGACCGCCGGAACCGTCCGGGAATGTATTTTCGACGATATGTATAATTACGCCGCGCAAGTTGCGGATGGAACCATTGCCGACCCGCATTTCCTGCCCGTTCTGTACGAACTGGACGACCGCAGCGAATGGACTGACCCGGCGGCATGGGTAAAGGCTAACCCGGCGTTGGGAGCCGTCAAGAAGATAGACGACCTGACGCAAAAGGTTGAACGGGCAAAGCAGAACCGGGGCGAATTGTCCGGCGTTCTCTGCAAGGAATTTAACGTCCGCGAAACTGTCAAAACGGCGTGGCTTGCCTTTGACGACATAAACAACGAAAGCACGTTCGACTTTGAAGCGTTCCGGGGCGCGTACTGTATCGGCGGCGTTGACCTGTCTATAACGACCGATCTGACGTGTGCAAGCCTGCTTTTTATGAAGCGGGGCGACGATCGGAAATATATCCGGCAAATGTACTGGCTGCCCGCCGACCGCCTGCAAGAGCGCGTGACGCAGGATAAAATCCCCTATGACAAATGGTTCGACCGTGGCTTGCTGCGCCTTTGCAACGGGAACAGTATCAATTATTCCGACGTTACGGCGTGGTTCGTTGAAACCGTGAAGAAATACGACCTTTTCCCGGCGTGGGTTTATTACGACAGCTATTCCGCCCGGTATTTCGTGGAAGAAATGCAAATGCAGGGCTTTAATATGGTTCGCTGCATACAGGGCGCAAAGACGCTTTCCCTGCCTATGCAGATGTTAGGGGCGGACTTGCAGGCGCACAAAGTCATTTACAACAATAACCCGATTCTGAAATGGTGCTTGACGAACACGGGCGTTCAGACCGACCGCAACGGCAACATAGTTCCCATAAAGAACCAGTCTCCGAAACAGCGCATTGACGGGACGGCGGCGTTGCTTGATTGTTATGTCGGACTGTATGAACATTACAACGAATACACGACCGCGATTTAGGGGGGTGACGACATGAAACTGAAAGACAAGAAAATTGAACTGCTTGCACAGGTTACGGAGCGCGACAACGAGGGGTTCGCCACAACGACCCTGCAACCCGTCTGCCCGCCCGTGTGGGCTTATTTCCGGCAGCTTTCCGGCAAGGAAGTGTTCGCGGCGGCGACTACAAATTACAGGGAAGAAGTGCTTTTCACGATCAATTACAGAACCGATCTGACGACCGCCCATGTTGTACGGTACAACGGCGTTCTGTACGATATTACCCGCATTGACACGTTCGAGGGGTACAAAGAGGACTTGACCCTGTATTGTAACCGTCGGGCGCGGCAGAGATAAAGCCGGACAAAATGTTTACATTCGCTGACAATATATTGACTTTCGACCGCCATTGTGCTATACTATATCCTGTCTTTTAATACTTACAGGGAGGTAACGCAATGGCGGTTAGTTATAACAGGCTATGGAAACTGTTGATTGATAAAGGCATTACAAAAACAGAAATGCGAAAACAGGCGGGTATAAGCACGACCGTTCTTGCGAAAATGGGAAAGAACGAAACTGTTTCAATGGACACGTTGGCACGAATAGCCGCCGTAATGGAATGCGGGCTTGACGATATTGTTGAAATAAATGTTGATGAAACGAGGGAAACAAAATGAAGCTGAAAATTTTTTCGTTCTTCTCTGGCAGCGGGTTTCTTGATTTAGGCTTTGAAATGAACGGCTATACCATTGAACTGGTAAATGAGTTTTCTCCTGCTTTTATCAATGCCTATAAATATTCAAGGAAGAAAATGGGGCTTTCTGCTCCCAAATACGGATATAGCAATATAGATGTAAACGAATATTTAGGAGAACGCGCCGACGAATTGCGGGGGTATCTGACTGACGCAAGGAAAGACGGAAGTCTTGTGGGCTTTATCGGCGGTCCCCCTTGCCCTGATTTTTCCGTTGCGGGAAAGCAGCGCGGAAGAAATGGCGACAACGGCAAATTATCCCTGTCATACATAAACTTAATAATAGCCCAACAGCCCGATTTTTTCTTGTTTGAAAATGTCAAAGGGCTATGGAAAACCGCAAAGCACCGCGAGTTTTATGAAGAATTAAAAGAAATGTTGTCGAGTGCAGGCTATTATATGGCAGATCGCTTGACAAATGCTATTGAGTTTGGCGCACCGCAAGACCGTGACAGGATTTTATTGTTTGGAGTAAACAAGGCATTGTTCCCAAACAACAGCGAAAACCCCCTTGTTGCGTTTCCGTGGGAAAAATACACCGTTCATTCTCTTTCTGAAATCAAGGCAATACAATGGCCGGCAACAGCCCCATTTTCAGAAAACAGCGTATTGCCATGCCCCACAAATGTACCAAAGGAATTAACGGTACAGTATTGGTTTGAAAAAAACGATGTGGAAAACCACCCCAACGGGCATGATTGTTTTGTTCCGCGTTCCGGAATATCAAAAATGGTGTCTGTCGATGAAGGCGACGACTCAAAGAAATCATACAAAAGGCTGCACCGCTGGCGTTATTCGCCAACTGTTGCTTATGGGAACAACGAGGTTCATTTACACCCATATAAAGCAAGACGTTTAACCGTAGCAGAAGCCCTTGCGTTGCAATCCCTGCCGAAAGATTTTTGCCTGCCGCCCGAAATGTCTTTAACTGATAAATTCAAGACAACAGGAAACGGCGTCCCATTCATGCTTTCAAGCGGAATTGCAAAGACCATATTTGACTATATGAAAGGGGCGATAAAGTAATGGCAAAATATACCGCATATAATCTTGTTCGTGCAATTAGTTTGCTGCCGCGAAACACAAATTACAACTATGTTAATCCAAGAACCCCCGGTTTAATTCATATCGAAAATGTGAATTTGCCTGCCGGTCCTATACAGATAAAACGGTGGAACCCACGCAAAGGCGAAACGGCTGTCGGGGCAAGCGTAGAAAGCATTTCGTCTGAAATGATATGGCGAGTTGCAAATGCGGTAAATCCCGGAGAGCCGATAAATCTTGATAGGGTTTTAGGCGGTTCGTACAATACCCGTTCAGTTCTTGAAACCTTAATGGCTTTAACACCGGAGTTTTACTATTGTTACCCCGGTAGAATAAAGGATATTGACGGGCATTCGTCGATTGAACACGGGCATAAGCATTTAATATGGTTGCCTGACGAACCACATGAACAAGGCGTACTGGCAGAAAAGCAAGTGCCAAATATGGCAATCTCTGAAATACCGCTGCAATCAGTCACATACGACAATCTTATTCTGCCGGACAATATGACAGTAGGCGGAGATCTGAATATAGAAGTTGTTCGCAGGCACACGCAAATTCAAATAGCCCTGTATTTAATCGGTTTGCAGTTGGGGTATAGAACGTGGATAGCACAAAATGACAAGGGCATTATCTACAAAGACAAGCCGCTGATTGAACAGCCGGGTATAATTCCTGCATTGGGTTCTGAAAACATAATATCTGCTTTCCCCGGCGCGGAACCGTCTGCAAAATTCATTGATTGTATTTGGTTCCAAAATCACCGCTTTATGCCCGCTGTTATGGAAGTAGAACATACAACAGGGGTAACGTCCGGGCTTACAAGAATGAAAGGTTTACAAGACGCTATGCCTGCATTCAATACAAGGTATGTTATTGTTGCACCTGATAACGATCGTGAAAAAGTTGTTGAAGAAGCAAATCGCCCACAATTTCTTTCCCTTGACGCAAGGTATTTTTCCTATTCGTCTGTTGAAGAACTGTATTATATCTGCACACACAGAAATCTACACGGCGTAACACAAGAGTTCCTTGATTGCTACATGGAAAAGGTTTGTGTCAATTAAAATTTGTCGCAGTATCTTTTAGTATCGGCTTGTGGATTTAAGCGACAAATAAGCGACAAAACAGCATAGAGAAACGGCTAAAACCCTTGATTTATAAGGGATTTAGCCGTTTTTAATGTTCTCCTTTTCAAAATAGCACTCGATATTGTGTTCCTTCAGTTTTCTGATGGTAGATAGGGAATCAACGGTATTTCGAGCAAATCGGCTGACCGACTTGGTAATTATGAGGTCAATCTTTCCTGCCAAGGCATCGGCAATCATCTGATTGAAACCATTTCTGTGCTTGGTGTTGGNTTGCGTTTTGCGTGGCAGACTACAGGTACGCCGCCGATATACTCAAAGATACGGCGCATACCGATCAGCAGGCATTCCTGATTCTGTGATGGGAACACCTATGCATAGGCTTTATCCGAATACGGGAACGACATGACAAGCTCATACGCCTTGTGTTCGTTTCCATCAGCATCACAGCGCAGAAATTCTCCAAAGTCAACCTGAGCATGAGCCATGGGGTATGCAAGCGGCAAACAGCCTGCGAGTCCCTGGCGCAATACGAAACGCTTTTTGCGGACGTATCGTTTCACGCTGCTGTATCCGCCCGTGTAACCGGCTTCCGCACGAAGCCGGTCATATCCTCTTGGCGGTATGCCGCTGTTTTCTTGGGGCTGTGGCATCACCTTCGAGCCATTCGNTCAACCTGAGCATGAGCCATGGGGTGTGCAAGCGGCAAGCAGCCTACGAGTCCCTGGCGCAATACGAAACGCTTTTTGCGGACGTATCGTTTCACGCTGCTGTATCCGCCCGTGTAACCGGCTTCCGCACTAAGTCGGTCATATATTCTCTTGGCGGTATGCCGCTGCTTTCTTGGGGCTGTGGCATCACCTTCGAGCCATTCATTGATGAGGGGGATATACTCACCGAGCACCGGATAGTTATCCGGTTCCATGTTCGGGAGCTTATCGTCATTCCAATCTTCCATGTCAGCGTATTTGCAGACTGTACGGTAGCTGACCTTTGTCCTTCGCTGGATCTCGCTCTTGCTTACGCCGTCTTCGTACAACTGCTTGATGTACATCTTTTCTGCCATACTTATCACCTTTCCGCTACCTCCTTTAGCCAAGGGGCTTTGCCTCTCAGCTAAAATTGCAGCATTTTATTCAGGTGCTGACAACGGCTCGGCGGTGTCTGTTCACCTATGCACTTTTGGAGCCCTTTTTCTGCATTTCTATTTTACCATAAACACTTTACCAATGCCACCATAAACAGTATCGCCTTCAAAATCACCTAAACGGGATTTGGTTTCAACTATTTCTGGTCTTTCATGGATTGTGTGAACCGGATGAATTGTAGTGCATTTCTTTCGGCTACCAACGCGTTTTTTACCACGCCTTCTCAAATGTGCCTTTCGAGAATAACCTGTCAGACGGCTCTCAGCAAGCGCCCGATAAATCGTGGACGCACAAACGTTTAACCCTTTCTGTTTGCACCGATTTGCTATTACTTCCGGAGACCAGTACTTCCTTAGGCATTCACATATAAATGCGTAAAGTTGTTTCATTGCTCATTTTCACTCCTTTTCAAGCAACCGCAAATGCGGTTGTAGTCGCTGTTTTGGCTATATTTTTCGCCGTTCCGGATAAGTTTGAAATCTTCCGCAGAATAGGTATAACGCATTACCTATGTTGTCAGCAAAATAGCCTGCGTTAGGGGGAATATCCCCCTAAGACTCTATAAAAAATCGATATATTAGGCAGAATGCCCGTTATGATTCTCAAAGGAAATCTGCGGTATGGTCGGCGAGTGGAACACTCGCAAATTCCGGCAGAATCGCCTTGTAGTCGAGCCTTCAACCAGAGCGCAAACCGCTCGATTTAGCCTTTTCGACATACATAATAACATCATCGACCGGGCATTTCAGAATTTCGCAGAGCTTGTCTATTGTCGCTGTGCTGACCGGCTGATTATGCCGCAGCCGGTTTATCGTACTGCTGCTGACGTGATGTTTGGTAATCAGCGTGTAGGTCGATATTTCATGCCAGTCGAGGTAATCCCAAAACGGTTCGTATGTTATCATTGCAGAACCTCCTTTCGCAAAACTGAAAGAAAAAATCCTTCAGGTTTGAAATTTCCGCTTGACATATAATCACTATTGTGGTATCATAGCTGTAAAGATGACTATTGTGAGTGGTGATGTGATTATATCATTTCACAGTAGGTTTATCAAGATGTTTGTGGATATTCGTCTGTAATTCCACAAATATAGTCTTTTTGATAACATTACGAGGAGGAGCACTAT